CTAAGCTTTGTGCGTCAAATGAATACGTTTGTAGTGATCTTCCATTACCCTACGTGCTTTTCGCTCCATTTTCTTTAATTGCTCGAAAGCCCTTAAACGATTCATTTGGTTAATACTATGGATAATAGTATCACTTGGATTCCAGTCGTCCCTCTGCGGAATTTTGAAATGCAATCTTAATTCTTTGACTATGTTCGCAGCCTTCAAACCGATTTCGCCATATTCTCTTCGACGCATTGTGAAATATTCATCCATTCTCTCTGGACCAAATTCAGGATGATTTGTAAATTCTCTCAGTTTTTCCTTTGTTTTGGCTATCTCCAAAATGACACCTTGTAACCTATAAAGCATCATAGGTTCGAGGTACTTTTGGTCCCCTTTAACTGAAGACAAGTCAAAGTCTGGCACCTTAGTTTGTGGGCTATAATCATTTTCATTTGGTGGAGGGAAGAATGGATCATAACCCATGTCCCATGACACCTCCCCACACTTGAATACAAAATCATCAAGTAAATATATAAGTTGTACAACAATATAATTTTTCTCAACGCTTCTCTTTTTAAAATCAAAATAAAAGTCTTTTATGGTATTAACAAAAAGCGGAATAGATATAGCTGCTGCAGCACCTAAAAATGAATATAATTTCTCAGGACTATTTAGAAAATCAGTTAAAAAGGCCATCAACTTCACTCATGCTTTACTATTTCTCTTAGATTAATATCAAAAGAAGCTTGGTTCAAGATGATAAAAATCGAAACTTCAACATTCGAAGCCCATCATCGAGTATTGACCGAAGTTTGTTACTTGTATGACCTTTAACAACACCATATCAATGTTATCTACGTTTCTCCTCAAGTTTTCTTTCCTGCTCAATTGCTCGAATTCCAGCGAAACTGTTGTTACCTTTTTCGATAATGGCCAGCAGCGGCTTAATCCAGAGCACAGCTTGGCAGTACGTCATTGTGCGGGAGGCAGCGGTACTATCATAGGCTGCGTCAGGTCTGCCGGTATCGGTGTACATGGCGCTGGAACGTAAACGGTACGCGTATTCGAGCAGCCCACTAGCAATGTCAGCAGGAACAGGCAGATCACAGGTTTTTTCACGGCGGAGAATCTCCCGGTATTCGATTACGGTTTCTTCGTTGGCGGTATCGATCATGGAATTAAGCCTGTTGGCATTTTCTGCAACCTGATTGAACCGATTAAAGGTGAAAGCCTGATTGGCGATCACCTGCCCCTGCAAAGAGTTGTCACTTCGCAGAACGTCGATATCGCTCTGAAGGCTACTGGCGTCAGAACAACTCTTAACGAGAGCGACTGACAGGCTGGCAATAACGACAACGCCGATAAGACCCAGATTAATTTTCATTGGTCCAGCCCCCAGCAAGCCAGCGCACGTTCCTGATCACGTCGCTCGACTTGCCCATAACAGCCATTCTTCTGGCCTTTAGTCAGGCGGCAATCACGCCCACCGTCCTTAATCCACCAGCGGATTGCCTCGCATGCACCGATGCGGTCACCTGCGTTGATGCGCTTATAGAAGGTCGATGGGAAGCATTTACCGGGGCCGATGTTATACGGGCAGAAGGATGCGATACCCACCTTCTGTGGCTCTGTCAGAGGCACTTTGATATTGCGATCAACCCAGGCTAATGCCTTATCGCGTTCAATAGCGTTAACCTTCCGGCATTGTTCCTCAGTGACCGTCATACCTTTAACAACACGCCTGCCATCGATAACGGTCACGCCGTGACATAAAGACCAGACCCCACCCGGATCAACAACGGCCTCCAGCGCATTGCCTTCTTTCTCGCTGATGAATTGGTCGAAAATGAGTGGAGCAGATGCCCCTGACGCGATTAGCGCCAGCACTGCTGCGCTGAGCTTTGCTTTGTTCGACATCATTCACCCCGCGCAGCTTTGCGGCGATCCGCTTTGATTTGGAAGTACAGACTCGTTAACCACGTCAGCAAACCAAACATGAGGCTACCAAGCACACCAATGGCTGCCCATTGAGATGGGGAGACTTTATCGAGGAGCTGAAGCAACCAGTATCCGGTCCCCCCTCCCGATGCGCCGTATGCAATACCCGTCGTGATTTTTTCCATTCGATACATGCTCTCACCTCGCTACGTTGCGGGTGTCCATTAAGGTAATAAAAAGGGCCGCGATAGCGACCCAAGCTTTTATTCCCCTGCCAGCTGCCTTACCTCACTTACCGTCTGGTTGAAACGTTCCTCTTCCAGTTCTACGCCGATAGCCTGGCGGCCCAGTTCAATGGCTGCTTTAACAGTTGATCCCGAGCCCATAAAGAAATCAGCTACCACATCGCCGGGCCTGCTGCTGGCGTTGATGATTTGCCGCAACATATCAGCGGGCTTTTCGCACGGGTGTTTGCCTGGATAGAACTGGACGGGTTTATGTGTCCAGACGTCTGTATAGGGCACGGCTACTGTCACAGAGAAATGCCGCCGAAGAGATTTGTACTCATCCAGCAGATCAAGGTATTTCCGGTTCAACGAATGCCATGTGGCCACCAGCTGGTGATGCGGTGCTTTGAGTTCAGAGGCGCGGTGCTTCTCAATGGCGATCTGAGTGAACAATTCCTGCAGCTTTTCGTAATCCTGCTCGTTCGGTAGTTGCCACTGACTGGCACCGAACCAGTGAGACGCCATATTTTTCTTTCCGGTTGCGTCAGCTATTTGCCTGGACGTGATCCCCAGTTCGGCTCGTGCATCCCGAAAGTAGGTGATTAACGGAGCCATGACGTGCTGTTTGACCTCGTTGCTTTTCTCAGCAAATCCGTCGCTTTTCGGCTTATATGGCCCCTGATAATGCTCAGCGAAAAGGATGCGTTCCGTCGCGGGGAAGTAAGAGCGCAGGCTTTCTTTATTACACCCGTTCCAGCGCCCTGATGGCTTCGCCCAGATAATGTGGTTCATGACGTTGAAGCGTTCACGCATCATGATCTCAATATCGGATGCAAGTCGGTGGCCTGAAAACAAATACAGGCTGCCGGCAGGCTTAAGCACTCGCCAGAACTGGGCAAGACACATATCAAGCCAGCGAAGATAGTCGGCGTCACCGTTCCACTGATTATCCCAGCCGTTCGGCTTCACCTTAAAATAAGGCGGATCCGTAACAATAAGGTCGATGGTGTTATCTGGGAGGGTTGCGAGGTATTGCAGGCAGTCAGCGTTGATAAGCTCAACACTGTTTATATTTACAGTATTTTTCATAGATCCGTAAGCGTAACTCTGATAGGCTCACTATGCTTTTGCGCTAAAGCAATGGGCCTTGATTAGCTTGTGACCTTAAAGCATGAGCTGATGGCTGGATGGGTGCTACAACACCCTCTAGCCGCCCATTTCCACAGCGGAAGTCTCTGTAAGCAGAGGTATGTATTTATTTAAGTCAAATCACTCACAAATGGTCATTATCACCGTCTAGGTAACAGATGCTAATCACCTCGAATCGAATTGTGTCTTTATGAAGTTATCTCTAGTGATAACCAAACGAAACGATTAAGACTAAAACAATAACTCATTGATTAAAAACACATATTTAAAGGATGTATTGTTTTTACAACCGAAAAGATCAATTAAGTTAACTCTAATGCCCTGTTAAGTTCGTCACTAAACATCCACCCTTAACACACTACTGTAGTTTTTGCGTACGCGTTAGTTTTTTTGTAATATCCACAAACACAGCAAAAAATATAACTGGATGACTAAATGGCAAAGTTGGATGCTTTAGAGAGGATAGTTACTCACCATAGTGTGACTATCGATACCAGATTCAGGACCCAAGCAGAAGAAAATGTAAAAGCCAAGTGCGTTTGCCCTATCCCTGAAATGGTAACACTTGCCCCACTGATTATTAAAAAAAAGGGGTTAATACATACTTATGATTCAGGTAGCACAGTCGTCACTCTTCAAGATGCTGAGTTTTATCCAAACCTCCCTGGTTGTGAGCCAACTCATCTTACCCTGCTTATCAATACGGTAGATAAAAATGGAAGTACGACTGTTGTTAAAAATACAACTACAAACGAGCGTGTAGAAATTCAACCAAAACATGAGCAAGGCGAAGGATACGAAGTGTCAGCTCATGTTGTCATAGCCTTAAATGGCAATATGAGAACGTATGATTTGCTTTATACTGTAACACCTGGAATATCTACTGCACGTTTAAATAGCTTCCTTGATAGAATACTTTTTGAGGTTTCTAGAGACAACGAAGACTTATTTACAGCAAAACATCCAACCAATGTTATATCAAGCACATCTAAAAAAGAATTAAAAATATTATACAAGCCAGTATTTGATTTAACCGGAATGCTTGATAAAGATTTATTTAATAAATTAAGCCAAAAAGGTCTTTCGGATGTAATATTAATAAAAGACCGTTTCGATACAATTAATGCACCGGATGTTAATGCCAGTTATACACCTACTGAAAGCACATTGAGAATATTACCAAATCATGGTGATAATGTTGTTGGTTGGATTACTAATGTCGCCTCATATTTTAATCAGGATTTGAACGGTGGCTATGAAAAATTAAAAATCAAATTCCAAGATCCTGAAACCAGCAAACAAAGACAGGTTGATTTTAAAACTTCTAACATCAACCTTAATAATTTAGAAAAAACTTTTGTTAAGAAAAGCATTTTAGATGGCTTTAACTCGCGTCTCAAAGATTCTTATGTTAAGATTGAGTTAGAGTTCATTTTAAAAATGATAAAATTAATGTGAGGTCATCATGTCCAAACTTACTGTTTTCTCTCATTTAGGAAAGCCATTTGGATACCTTTTCATTAAGGGAATTAGTGGTAAGGCTGCATATGATTGGGCCGCGCCATTTATACTTACTCTTCTTACTGCAGGGCTTTTTATTGGCTTAAAGATCTCCCCCCATTCGTTGCTTGATGATGGTGGCTTCATTAAGTCAATAATCTCATTCATATCTAATCTACCCGGCTTCTATATAGCTGCGCTAGCAGCCATTGCGACCTTCAATAGAGCTGAGATTGACCTTCCGTTGATTAGCAGCACCAAAAGTGCATCAATTGAAATAAAAGTCACAAAAGAGAATGGGAAAGTTGTCAATTCAGAGGAAGTACTAACTAGACGTCTATTTCTTTGCATGTTATTTTCTTTTTTAACAGCATTAAGCATTGTAATAATAATACTTAATGCTGTATCGGCTCCAATAATTTCTAGCTTCCAAGGTAACGGTATATTAATCGCTTATTCACTATTGTTTACCTTTCTTGTTTGGCAACTATTAGTGTCTACGTTTTTCGGTTTGTATTACCTTGGAAATAGAATCCATATGAACTATTGATCCTTACTTTGGTTAAGCACCATTAAAACCCCCTCTATTACCCCCATGGCCATCTGAAGTTCTTTTCGGATGGTTCCATCCGAGCACTTCTTTCTTTTAGCAATATTTCGTAGCGAAATTCCAACAACAAAGTGAGCGACTATCAGTTCATAATCCGAAAATCTTTGTTTTTTAAGACGTGCAACACATCCATCAACCATTATGCCTTCATCGTCATTACATTGAACCCTAGTTTTCTTTCCATAAGGTAATAATCCTTTGAAACCGGCCGCAATAGAACTCCATTCTACATCACTATTATCCGAAGCAGCCCATGCCCCCCAACGCTCCAGTAACTCATAAATATCTATCATATATATCTCCATACAATTACGCTTTCGTTATTACGCCGATCGCCAGCGCTCGATTCATAAACCGGAATAGCAGCTCCAGCTGGGTACCGTGTTTTTTCTCGAACGCTGCAACATCAGCATGTAATTTGTCGTGACACTCTCTGCACAGAGGGATCACGAACAAATCGTGGGCTTTAGTGGCGGTACCGCCCATGCCGTGACCAATGACATGGTGTGGATCATCCGCTGGCCGCCGGCAACCTTCACAGGGCTGGGTTTTAACCCACCGGGTATAGTCCTCATTCACCCACCTGCGGTGTTTTGGGCGCAACATGAATGATTCAGGAGATTCAGGATCCGCATGCAGAGCCAGAACCTTTGGCTGGTCATAGGCCACTTCCTGATTTGCTCCATGCTTTAATTTCGCAGCCGTGACCGCAGGGGTGACCTTCTTCTGCAAAATGCTTTTTGCGGGGGGCATCGGCACAATGTCACTTTCTCGATATACGGATAAAAACGGCTCGTCCGGTAAGCGAAGCGCTCGCTGGGCCATCCTTTCCGTGATTGCAACAGCAATGCCTGAATAAACTGCCCACCAGCACAATTCACCGAGGGATAATTCACGCTCGTTGTTATAGCCAAGCGATGACAGGATGGAACTGATCAGCCAGTTAATGAGATTACGCCGGGCCAGTTCTGCCAGCGCCGCGGTGGTTTGATGGCGCAGCTGGTTATCGCAATGCCAACAGAGCAACATTGATCCAGGGGGATGTCGCATCGTTACCAGCTCATGATGGTGATAATCAGTGTGCGGGTACTGGCATTCCTTCACGTTACGCTCTAACCAGGATTCCAACGCGTTCAAACCGCCTGCTGCACGGATAACTCTCTCGTCGGTGAAGAATCCCTCGAGGGACTTATCCTCTGCCAGAGGCTGCCTGGCATCAGGGACGAGCCCCGACGGAAGTCCAGCCATGCTTTTTGGCTGAGGCTCCACCAGCACACGCCCCTGTTGAAACAGAGACATCAGTTCGCTACCCGGCTTTAACACCACAAGCCCCAGGCGCGGAACAGTCTCGGCTGTAAACAGTCCTCTCACGCGGCATGCCCCTTAGCGATGTGTGCCGTCCACAGGCCACCGATCCACTCGATGCCTTTGGATGTAAAACGTGCCTGGCTAAAGGCGTAGTTAGTTTCGCTCGAAGTGCCAGTTTTAACTTCAAACCGCCCGGCTGCAATGTGCTGGTGCCGCGGTGTCAGCACTCCGCCGAGCCGGTACATAATGTCGCTCTCAATGAGGAACAAGCGGAAATCGGTCTCTTTGGCCTGCAACAGCTTTGCCACCTGGCGGAAAGACATTGAGCCTTTGGCAGTACAATACCGATCGACAAACTCAATTTTCGGCGCGGCAGCGGCTAACTGCTGGCTGAGTTGTTCTTTCTGCTCGGCCAGATCCGCGGCGAGACGTAGTGCCTCCGGCAATGTTTGCGGGACACTTACGGCCTGGCTGTTCTCCAGCTCTTGCCAGCGATCGACAACAGCGGCGGTAAATTCTGGCGACAGCCTGGCGACGATCACCAGAGAATCACGTTTGTTGAACCAATACTCCTCGTAGGTTTGCCCGTTTTGCGGGTGTGTGTAGGGGGTGTGCGCCAACGGCGCGGTTAAAATACCAGCAGATGCAAGGCGCTCAGCTGAGCGCTTCACATCACCATGCTTGCTCTGCACCAGCCTGGCAATTTCACGGCTGGACATTGTCACAACACCCTTTGCGGTTAACTGATTCATGCTATTTCTCCATATCAGGCGGCTGCACCCGCCTTTTGATTTGCACATAATTCAGGAAGATTTGCCTCTACCAGCGCCACCAGCATAGTTATCAACGATAATTTCACGCATTGACGGCCCCCTGCATGCTGCTAACCAGACCACCAGCCACGCTAATTATTTCGCTGGTAGGCACACGCTCCAGCCAGAGTTGGTTGATGTTGGCCTTCAACTTGTTCTGTTGGTTCACCCCCAGAGAATCCGCCCCTCGACCTGGTTGAATACCAGACCAACCTCCAGCGGCCAGATGCGTGACTCTGCATCAGGCGTTGCAATGGGAGCAGGTATTACTTTTTCCGGCACCGACGGAAGGGCCAATTTTGCTGCGGCGAATTGAGCCAATGACAATGCAGCACGCCCTTTTTCTTCCAGTTCTGTGCGATTGATATAGCTGAATCTTTCTCCACGCCAGGTTTTGTCAAAGACAGCGATTGCCCCGGCAAAAAATGCGCTGGTGGGTTGCTGCTTCTCGTCAGCGGGAACAAACCAAACAGGAAGATCGAACCCAATACGACCACGAATAAACATGATGTGATCGGCATCCTCCGGCCACCATGTTTCACTTGTGGCTGACTTCACGAGGTATATGTAACGACCACCTTTATCACGCATCGCCATTGTGTGATTCATGATGTGGGTCATGCCAGTGATGGCCTGCTTTTCATGGTACAGAGAACGGCTGTATGGCGGATTTGCAAACGCGGCGCCACCGAGTTCTGCCAGACGCTCTGACCAGTCCTGCGTCAGCGCGTTATCTTCGGCGGTATACCATGCAGGACATTTAGCATTGCTATCGTCTGCAAACAGATCCAGAACCATCGGCCCAAATATCGAATTGATGCCCCAAAACAACAAATCCGGAGTGCGCCACTGATCGCCAACCTCTTTCAATTCATGCGCTGGCTTTGAGCGCAGTTCAGCCAGCGCGCGGCAATATTTGTTATCAGCATTCATGCTCATCATTTCGCTCCCCTGAAGCCAGCTGGGATGGCTTTATCTGGCCCACCAAATTTCATCGGATCATGCTTACGAATTGAGCCCCAGTACTGTCGTTCTGGGCGTCCTGCTGCGTTCCACTTATTTGCGGATTGCAGGTAACCTGGGAATTTAGATGGCAAAAACAACGTTGTTGGGCGCAGATATTCGGCCATTTTCAGATCTTCGCCCCACTTCTCGACACTGTAATCGACCACCAACAGCAGCTCATCGGGCGTAAACCCGTCAGCCAGGCGAGCCCGGATGTTTTCCAAGGACGATTTGCAGACCTGATACCGTGATCCGGTGGTCTTGTTCAGATGTGATAAAACCTGCTTCGCCTGATCGGTGATAACCACCACAGGGTCGGGTTGCGCAGCAACCGAACAAGAATGTTTTTTATCTGATGGATCAGTAGTTGTATTTACTGACGGATCCCCCCCAGATTCTGACGGGTGAAACCCCCCTTTTTCATCGTTTTTTGATGCCTCAGATTTTGACGCGTCGGTTTTTGAGGCATCAAATTTTGATGCGTCAGAATCTGACAGGTGAGAAAAGGCAGCAGCCTGTAATTTCGCAACATTGAGCTGGTAAACGTTCGATGCATTGCGGTTGCCTTTACGGCGCTGCTGGCGGGTTAACCAACCGTCTTTTTCCAGTTGAGATATAGCTGTGCGAACCGTGCTCTCACCGGCACCAATCTGGCGCGCGATGGTAGCGATGGAAGGCCAGCTAACCCCTTCATCACTGCTGAAGTCTGCCAGACGCGCCATGATGGCAACGCTGGACAGCTTCATGCCAGAAGCGGCACAAGTGTCCCAAACGTAACCCGTTAATTTAGTGCTCATGGTCGTCCTTTAACTCTGTAAACTTGCGCTTGAATTGTTCGAGCGGGCTGAAGCATTCGTGGTTATAACCATCCCGCAGGTAGACAACTCGTTGAGTCTCTGGCTCCCACCGGATAACCCGAACGGGGATCCCTCTGTGGTCTTTGAACCTTCGGTTAACTTCGCGCATAAGCGTTTCGCCTTCCTGTAGTAAACCCCCACAATTGCGACCGCCCGACTGTGGTTACATGGCACCCAGCGGTTTGCTATTCTGCGTTCATACCGAAACAACGGAGCGCCCGGTACCGGGATCATCCTGAGTTGCGGTAAACGGTTAAAAGCCGTTAAACTGGTCATGCGGATTACTTCTCCATACAAGATTTGTCTGCCACGACGCCCGGAGCTGCACACTCGCGGGCGTCACTCTTTTCCGGCGCGCAAAACACACGGAAAAGCAGCGTCAAATGTTCCTGCCACTTAGCCATCACCTGATAGCTGTTCTCTTCGATCTGGGCGCGTTCCTGAGCATCAATAACGCCGTCAGCGGTAGCTTTACGAACGTATTGCGAATGCCTGCCGATCCACTCAACTGACTCCATGAGACGCTGGTTGATATCGCCATTCTCAATCTCTTCAACATCAGCTAATGGCACAAAAACACCGTTCGAGTGACGTGCAATAGCGTTCGCTATGTGGTTTGAACCACCAGCACGCTGAAGCACCATCGCCCAACCGAGCGGGAAGATCTGATCACCGTCGGTACGCAGCCGGTTAAACAGCGCGTTCTCGGTCACACCCAACCACTCAGCAGCTTCTGAATATCCCCCAGGCAGTTCGGTGATCGTTTTTTTGATTGCGGCCACCAGCCAAGCTGGCTGCTTATCTACTTTCCATTCAGGTTCTATACCCACGGTTAACCCCTTATATCTGTGGTTTCTTCCCAGATGTCTAATCTGTAGGCTTCTGATAAAGGCTGGCGTCGTACTTAAGCTTGCCTTCAGTAATTCGTTCGATAACGAACGCTTGCTTCTGAGGAATAACCTCTCGCCATCGGCAAACAGCCGGGTGGGAGATCCCAAGAACACTGGCGGTTTTTGATACACCGCCAAAGTGCTCAATAACTTGTGATTTACGCATGGTTCCTCCTAGTTAACTCACGCCTCAAAAGTAACAAAAGGTACATCAAATAGCAAACAACAGTTACAAGGGATCAATGTAACATTGGTTACATGAAAACAGAGATGAAAGACCGAATAAGATCCCGTCGAGTCCAGCTCGATATAACGCAGCAGACCCTAGCTAAACGCCTAGGTGTTAGCCGCGTGTCCGTTACTAAATGGGAGAGCGGTACAACGAAGCCTGATGGTGAGAACCTCCATCAGCTGGCGATGGCGTTGCAAACCACGCCTGAATGGATTCTCTACGGGAAAGGAGATGAAGCGCAGGATGACACGAAAGTGATCCCCTTTCTCAAACCCCCTAAGGCAGTTCCAATTATCTCTGCTGTCCAGGCAGGGACGTGGACTGATACTTACGCATGCTCAAGGCTTTCTGATGTGATTTCATGGACGCAAACCACTGCAAACGTTTCTGATGAAGTATTCGGCCTGGTTGTTCGTGGGGAATCGATGACTAACCCACATGGTCTACCATCCATTCCCGAAGGGTCGATCGTAATAGTTGAACCACACTATGGCCAATTGGATGACCTTTACGGAAAAATAGTCGTGGCGTTACTTGATGGCTCTGCTGAAGCAACAGTGAAAAAACTCGTCTGGGATAGCCCTTTCGCGTATCTGATGCCGCTTAATCCTGCCTTCAAACCTATACCAATAGATGGCAATTGCCGGATTGTTGGTAAAGTTGTTCAGATAACCCAGAATATTTAAGTTATTCAATTCTAATGCCGGATGCTCATCTGGCATTTTTTTCATCCCTCATGGTAACAAAAAGTACATTCCTCGCTTGACCCAAAAGGTAACTAAAGGTACATTTAAATCACGCGATTGGTACCCACTATTACTTTCGCGGTTGTTAAGCAGAACCACCGCGCCTGATGTGGTTAAAAGCAGGCCAAAGCAATAAGACGTGATCCCTGTTCTGGCTGCTCACTTTCCCCTTGAGGGTGAGAGCCAGCTTTTTAAGGGCACAACGTGAAAGCGCACTCCTTCTCTCTTTCACTGCGGGGGCAGGTTTGTTACCGAAGGAGTGGGCTTTCAGTTGTGGTAATGCGGCTCTGCGCACGTGACGAGGCCAACAAGTTTTTATTTCAACATTTGAAATGAATACGTTTCTTGAGGTGTAGCGTCGCCGGTTCTGGCCGGTCCGGCAGGTGGAGGCACCACCGCCACAACAAAATCATTGCTGTGTGTAGTCTTTGCCCATCACATCGGTGGGCACCTTTTTTACACAAGAGACAAGGGCATCACCGGGCGACGGGCTCATTCCCCAATCCACCCGGGCGCTATGTAAATGGACCTCCTACCCTTAGCCGAAGCGCAGGTGCCCTTTTCTGTTGTGTATGGAGAAGTTCCACTGGCGGTGGCAGCCGCCTCACAGAGGGTTAAACCATGAGTAATGACCGCATGACCGTAGTGCCCGATTTCCTGGGCGAACTGGATGCCGGCGTGTTCATGAACAAGATCGCGGCGGCTTTAAACACTACCGCGCTTGGCGTTCTGAACAACGGCACCAAAGGCAAAGTAGTCCTCACCTTTGATATTGAGCGTATGGGTAACTCCGTCGAAGAGAAGCGCGTCAAGATCAAGCACAAGCTGAACTACGTCACCCCAACCCCGCGCGGTAAAGCCTCCGAAGAAGACACCACCGAAACACCAATGTGGGTTAACAAAGGCGGCAAGCTGACCATCCTGCAGGAAGATCAGGGGCAGCTATTCGGGATCAACGGCGGCGTTGACGGAAAGCTTAAAGCGGCACAGTGATCCGCAGCAGACAAATCACTGACATCCGATTGACCACATATTAAGGAAATTTTATGTCCCAGATTTTAGACGGCAATGCCCTGCAGCAGGTGAAAGACCTGGTTCTTTCCGGTTACCACCTGGATGCAGCAAAAGTTACGGCATGCCCGACCGCCCTGCTTCCTGAAGGTGTTAACGTTGAAAGCCTCGAGCGTTTCGAACTGGAGCGTTTTCGCTTCCGTGGCGCCATGACCACAACCAGTATTCCTGATTTTGTGCGTTACGCAGCAGGCTACGCCAACGAAGCCGAACCAGCGCGCTGCTTTATCGATGCTGACAACATGACCGCACGTTCTGTCTTCAACATCGGTACGTTGGCTAACCCTGGCCATGCTGATAACGTCGCCTCTATCACCCTCAAAAAGACAGCACCATTCCGAGCCTTGCTTCAGGTAAACGGCAATCGTCTGGGTCAGAAAGAAATTGCTGAATGGCTGGAGGACTGGGCCGACTTCCTGACCGCATTTGATGCCGACGGGAATGTGTTGTCCATCGCGCAGGCAGCTGGTGCCGTTCGTCGCGTCAATATCAAACAAGTCTCGGAAGCAGCTCATGAAGACGAAGATTTTGGCGGCAGAAAGTCCCTGATGCAGAGTGTTGAAGCCAGCAGTAAAGACGTGATGCCTGTCGCCTTCGAGTTCAAATGCGTGCCATATGAAGGCCTGGGCGAACGCCGCTTTAGCCTGCGTAACAGCCTGCTTAAAAGCGGGGAACCGGTGTTTGTACTCCGCATCGTTCAACTTGAAGCCCAGGAAGAAGCTATCGCCAACGAGTTCCGTGACCTGCTGATCGAGAAGTTCACCGACAAGCCGGTTGAAACCTTTATCGGTAACTTTAAAGCGTAATTTCTCTGCATTAAATCCCCGGCGCCGCGGGGATTTATTGAAGCGTAATTCCCTTTATTAATCGCCAATGGCGAGGGATTCGTACAACCAAAAACTGGCGCAGGTGCAGCTGCCAAATATGGAGAAGAAAATACGATGAGTTATATCCAGACACTTTCAGGTAAGAAATTCGATTACCTCAATTCAACCACTGACGACGTAGAGATCGAGGATATTGCGACCGCACTTTCCCACATCTGCCGCTTCAGTGGTCATCTGCCGGAATTTTACAGCGTGGCCCAGCACTCGGTACTGTGCAGCCAAATTGTGCCCCCTGAGTTTGCCTTTGAAGCCCTGATGCATGACGCAGCTGAAGCCTATTGCCAGGACATCCCTGCCCCCCTGAAAGCATTGCTTCCAGATTACCGTCGCATTGAAGAGCGGGTAGAACAGCTGATCCGGGCCAAATTCAGCATCACCCCTGATATGTCAGCGGTAGTGAAATACGCCGATCTGGTGATGCTTGCCACTGAACGCCGCGATCTGGATATCGACGACGGCTCACTCTGGCCTTGTCTTGAAGGTATACCGGCAAGCGACATTATCCAGATCGTCCCTCTTCGCCCAGGCCAGGCATATGGCTTGTTCATTAACCGTTTCAATGAGCTTACGGAATCACGCGCATGCCTCGCATGAAGATAAAAGAACTGGTAGCCGCAGCCCATGCTGCGGCCGGGAAACTGCCACCAGCAGAAGCCTCCCTGATGCGTGAGGTAGCCACTCGCCTGGACGTTACATTTGCCGCCTTGACGGAATCGATGGACCAGCGAATGAGCCTTGACGCCGAAATTAACCATCTTCGTCAGGAGTCAGTCCAATGACCACCAACAAATATGCGACTCTGCGCGGCACAATCGCCAGAGCCAAACGCCACGACTGTCAGAAAGTCGTGATGCGTGTGACGTTAGCTGAAGAACTTCTCGATCAGTTATCAAAAGCAGAGGAGCGGATCGCTGAGCTGGAAGCAATATTGGCATGTGATAGGTGCGGGACAATTTGTACTCGTCCTGACGGGGCACATTATTGCCACGTTAGCGACAACGCCGACTCGCGCTACAACCCCCCCAGTGAATCAAAAGCCAAGAATTAACAATGGAGAAAGCAATTGAACGACTTAATGATTGACCTCGAATCAATGGGGAAAAAGCCAAACGCACCGATCGTGTCAATTGGTGCCGTCTTTTTTAACCCTCATACAGGTGAACTTGGCCAAGAATTCTATACGGCCGTCTCGCTTGAAAGCGCAATGGATCAAGGCGCGGTACCGGATGGAGATACAATTCGTTGGTGGCTAAAACAAAGCCCGGAAGCACGCTCAGCTATTTGTGTTGATGACGCGATGCCTATCACTGATGCACTGTCGGAACTTAGCCATTTCATTCACCGGCATGCATATAATCTCAAATACATGAAGGTCTGGGGTAACGGGGCCACCTTTGACAATGTGATTCTGCGCGGAGCGTACGAACGCGCGGGGCGCATTTGCCCGTGGGAATTTTGGAACGATCATGATGTACGCACGATTGTTACCCTTGGTCGCAGTGTTGGTTTCGATCCGAAGCGTGACATGCCTTTCATTGGCGATGTGCATAATGCCCTGGCTGATGCGCGCCATCAGGCAAAATACGTGTCAGCAATTTGGCAGAAACTTATCCCTGCCACCAGCACCAACGAGTAAACCACTCAGCCCGGGTGCAGCCGGGCTTTATGGAGAAGGAAACCATGGCAAAGCTAATGAAAGCGAGTCAATGGGGACGCCGAGAGTTCACCGATGACTCTGTTCCTGATAACCGAACGATTAAACGTTGGGTCGAGAACGGATTACTCATGGGGCGTATCGTAGACGGATCTGTTTTTGTCTGCGAAACCGAAAAATGGGGCGTCGACTCGATGGTTAGTCAAGCAGTTCGCCAGTTGATTAATGAGGGCTGACCATGGCAGCAAGGCCAAGAAAAAAAGAATACCGACACCTGCCAGATTATTTATTTTTTGATAAAGATCGCGGTGTTTATAAATTCACGCTTGTTATAGGAAAGAAGAAGAATATTGGTAAGGATCGGGCCATGGCTATAGCTATTGCCCGTGAGTACAACCTTAGAATGAGACCTGAACTTTCCCCATCCGTTGATAGCCTCATTAGAGAATCCGGCGGGGTTACTGGAGAAGCCAAACCGTTTGCAGACCATGTGGATCACATCATGGCTCGGGCTGTTGAAGATGAACGCCCTTCTCAGAGTACTTTAGATGATTGGAACAATGACGCACTACGCGTGAAAGAGTTTTTCATTAACATACCTGCTTGCGATATCGAGCTGGAGCACATTAACGCCTACATCAATAAGTACCATGCCAGCGCGTCCGCTAACGTGCAAAACAGAAAAGTCAGCTTTCTCAAAAAGCTTTTTTCGTATGCGGTCGATGAATCCTTAATGCTCGACAATCCAGCGACTAGAAAGAAAATGCGCAGGACCGAAGAGAAGAAAAGGCAACGCTTGTCGCTAGAGCATTTCATGGCTATACGTCGTGCCGCGGCGCCGTGGTTAAGAACTGCGATGGATTTGGCATTACAGACGACACATGCACGCCTGGAAGTGTCAAGGATTCGTTATTCAATACGTGCACCAAAGAACGGTGTTTGTGGTTGTGTGTGGTTCGAACAGCCGACAGACGGCATTTATGGAACGCTGTATATCCATCGCCAAAAGGTGCAAAAGAAGGAAGCTTCACACGTTGCGATCCCTATTGGCGGTGAGCTGAAACGTATAATTGATGAGAGTCGGGATAACGTAGCAAGTCCATTTGTTGTTCACAGAATTCCTGATCGGCAGGTTAAACGTAGCAAAGAGGTTTCACATCCAACGCAGGTTGCTCCCGATTACTTAAGCCGTTCCTTTTCAGCACTGCGAGACAAACTGGGTCTATGCGATAAAATGGCTATGGAAGAAAGGCCAACGTTTCATGAAATTCGAGCATTGGCCGCACATCTTTTCGATCAGCAAGGTATCGATCCACAAGGACGAATGGCGCATAGTGATGCGAAGTCAACTAAGATTTATACGCAAAACCATATCGATTGGGTTATAGTACCACATGGTGAAATTCTCTCAAAAACAAACTGAATTTTGCAATTTAAATAAAATCCTACCAATGCATATTAAATAGTTTAAAAGTGGGGAAGAAATGAAGACGTTTGAGTTACTTAACAAAGGTGATAAATCTGTAATTGATATTTATAAAGATGCGCATGCGATGTGGGATGAAATATTCGCTAAAGAGTGGACCGCATCGAATTTATCAGACACACTTGGCAGCGTCCAAACCACATTTGAATATAAATTAAAGAAATATGGTCTAAATCGTTGGGAAGGGCAAGAAATATTCGTAATCACTGGATTGACTTACTTCGACAATGATTATGACATGAATGAAAATAAGGCTAAAGAAGTTAGCTTAGCATTTGAAATGAGTTGGTGTAGCATTGAGGTCAAGAGCCTCGCAAAGAGACTTTCTAAGGCTCTATACATTGGAGGTTTTTAA